AGCAAGAAGGTTCTCTCAACAGTTTCACAGGTGAGGGAGCACAAGTCTCAAGCAACAACAATACTACCGACACATCTAGTACAACCCAGAACACATACAACGGTGCAGGATCAGCAAGCGAGATACCTGTAGGTAGCGCCATAAGTCCTAGTTACATGAGTAACGGTATGGACACCTGTTTAAAAGGCACAGGGGGTTCATTACAGACGGTAGGGGTTGGATTTAGCAGTGGCGGGTATAACATTGACCCTGAGTGTAACAGGCGCAGAGACGCAAAGGTTCTTTCCGATCTAGGTATGAAGGTAGCCGCGATAGCAAGAATGTGTCAGTCAGAAGATGTATGGCTAAGTATGTTTACATCTGGAACACCCTGTCCTATCCAACAGCAAGGCAGACTAGTTGTAGGTAAACGAGCGTTTCTTGTTATGAAGATGAATCCAGAATTACACATCCCATCTTATGGTCGTGTTGGAAGAAACTATACCGACAACCAAAAATGGTTTAACTCAATACTTGGAATAGGTGTCGAAACCGATGAAGAACAACCTGACAATAGCGAGTCTATTAGCGATAAGTTCCGTAGTTCACTCAAATCAACTTGATGACTTAATTGATGCATCATCTGCGATTGTAGATCAGATCGACAGAGGTATTATGTTGGTAGGAGCCGCAACAGAGTATTCACACCACGGTGATGCGTTAAGCGATGGCACATTGTCTACTTCCGCGCACATATCTACTGCACAGCTTGAAGCCTACAACAGCGCACTTATGGGGATGCAACAATATATGCCCTATGGCTCAGTAGCCGATGTATTGGAAAACGCGGCGGTTGAACAGTTAGAACTTATGGACAACGCTATAGAAACTTTCACTGAAGTTACGGTGGACATGATTACTGTAGTTCAAGTTGCTGAGATTAGTGAGCAAGCGGTCACTCCAGATGATAAAGCTGAAGTGCAGATGTTTGTTTCTGACAATTCTGAGACACTTCAGATTTCACAAGAAGATGTTGAAACATACAATCAAAGTGTCGATGATATTGAAACTCACGCCAACACCGCATCTGCTTACATCGCTGTAGCCGCAAACGCTGAAGCTGTAGAGTTCTTACAAACAGGCGCTGAAAACAATAATGCAGATGCCGCTGAAGCCACCCTGTCTTATGACGCTAATATGCAGTGGGTTCGTATGGGGTGGGCTAACACTAGTAATGGGACTGCTGTAATGCTAAATGGCGGCAACTTTGGGATGTCAAATTTATATGCCTCAGAGCCTGACATATTAGTAGCAGGTACTGAATCAGAGTTTTATCAGACAAGCCCTGTAGCTTTAGGTTATGAGTGCTTTATGAATCAAACGGACTGTGAAATATGAGTTTAGAAGATACTGAACTGAAAATTGGTAACACTTCATTTAAGGGTGTGTATATCGCAATTCTGTTTAGCCTAGCTACTACGCTAGGTGGAGGAGTCTGGACTGCATCCAGTTTATACTCAAGATTGGAAGCCGTTGAGTCCATATCTGTTCCCGATATTGTTCCGTTAGAAGAAAAGGTGTTGCTGATTGAGCAAGAACTAAAAGCCAACGATGTCTCACAGTTACAAGGCAAACTAGCTACGTTAGGCACTAATCTTGTCACTATATCGACACAGCAAGACAAGCTGTTACTTATAAACGACAGTGTTTCTGAATTGAAACAAAATGTCATTGAAATGCAGACAACAGTCCAGAAAGCAGAGATGGTGACTAAAGAGGTAGAAGGATTCCAGAAACAGGTAGACGCTGTAAAGCGTGACGTTCAAGACCTGTGGGATGGCATGGACTACCTTAGTAATCCGCTAAATTAGAGGATTTTTGGAGATATATTCAACTTGAGGTAGAATATGCCCTAAAGGGGTGTATATTATTGACTCTACACGGATAGGTCAGTCAGGTGAATATCTAGCTTCCGCAGTGCTACAACGCCACTTCATGGCGATAGCTTACCCCAACATTCCAACAGCATACGACCTCACAGTTCAAACCAAGTCTGGCGACTTTCTTAAATGCCAAGTTAAAACATCAGACACATTAGAAACTGTGAACGGTAGTAACTACTGGCGTTTCCATACCAGTAGGCAAAAGGGTCATTACACAACAAGCGATGTCGATTTCTTTGCTTTTGTGGTTTTACCACAACGCCTTTGTTTCTTTGAGTTGGCTGAAGATATATGCGGAAAACTTAATCACAGAATACCTGAGTCAAAAGCGACACTAGAAAACGAAAAAGACAACATAAATAACGTGTTAGGGCGATGGATAGTAGATGAGTAAATTCACATATAAATATTTCAAAGTAAGCGATTTTGACTGTCAGGAAACAGGTGAGAATCGCATGGAAGAAGAGTTTATTAAGAGACTGGATTTACTGCGTGGAGCCTGTGGTTTTCCTTTTATTGTAACCAGTGGATACCGCGACCCCTCACACAGCGTGGAGCGAAACAAGAAAAATGGCGGTGGGATGCACACAAAAGGTGTAGCCGCTGACATCCGTATTTCAAACGGAAAACAACGATACGACATTATCAAAAACGCGATGGCAATGGGGTTTACAGGTATTGGCATCGCTAAAACCTTTGTTCATGTAGACACCAGAGAAGACACGCCAGTGGTATGGACTTACTAACGGATAAAACGAAAATGACCGAAGAAGCAAAACAAACTGTTGATGTTTTGGCGGCAAGCACTGGGTTCTTCTCACTGGTTGCGTGGCTACCGCCCGTGGCATCTCTTCTTACAATTGTGTGGCTCGGCATTAGGATTTACGAGAGTGACACAGTGCAAGGGTTGCTAAATAAAAAATGAATATTTTAGGTGGCATGATAGGCGCAGTGGCTGATCTCGGTAAAAGTTATTTAGGTAACAAAGCCGCAGAGAAACAGGCTAAACATAAAGCCAAAATCACCATGATTGAGAACGATGCCGACTGGGAATCTAAGATGGCTGAGGCTTCTAATTCGTCATTTAAGGATGAATTTTTCGTAATTGTTTTAAGTTTTCCATTGTTTTTTATCGGCTATGCAGTAGGCGTAGATGACCCCGCAATAATAGACAGGGTAAAAGAAGGTTTCAACGCACTTAGCCAATTGCCTGAGTGGTATCAATACTTATTATTTATTGCTGTCAGTTCTAGCTTTGGTATCAAAGGTGCTGACAAAATTATGAACTTGAGGAAGAAATAAGATGGGATTAGAAACAGCTACTTACATTAGTGATTTTAATGTCAATAACCCTACGCAAAACGACCCCGTAGGTGAAGGCGATAATCATATCAAAATGATTAAATCTGCTTTAAAAACTACTTTTTCAGGCATAACGGGTGAGGTTACTGGAACACACACCGCTATAAACAGTGCGGTTGCGGCGGCTAACGCGGCAACAAACGCAAACACCGCAAGCACAATAGTTAAAAGAGACGCATCAGGTAACTTTACCGCAGGCACAATCACAGCGGCTCTGACGGGTGACGTAACGGGCGCTGTGACTGGTGACGTAACTGGCAATGTAACGGGTGACTTAACAGGCGCTGTAACTGGCGATGTAACTGGCGATGTAACTGGTAACGTAACGGGTAATGTAACGGGTAATGTTAGCGGTTCCTCTGGTAGTTGCACGGGAAATGCGGCATCTGCAACTACTGCGGCGGCTTGTTCAGGAAATGCGGCATCCGCAACTACTGCGGCGGCTTGTTCTGGTAATGCGGCAACCGCGACCACTGCGGCGGCTTGTACAGGAAATGCGGCATCTGCATCTACTGCGGCGGCTTGTACAGGAAATGCGGCAACCGCAACTACTGCGGCGGCTTGTTCTGGCAATGCGGCATCTGCAACCACTGCGGGTGATGTGGACGGGTTTAGCATTTCAACATCCTCCTCTGGCAATAACGCTAACACTATTTATTTTAGGACTTGAAAATGCCTATTTTTAAAGGCGCTACAGAAATTAAAGACATTAAAATCGGTACTACCGAAATTAATGAGGTGTATGTTGGTGCAAATAAGGTGTGGGAAAGAGCGTTATCGTTTGTCATAACCAATGATTACTCCGATGTCACAACTAATCATAGTTATAACAGTTGGACCAGACAAATTCTTGCGGGGTACACTACTTTAACAACCCTATACACTACTTTATCTGAAAGTGATATATCGCCAGAGCCGCCAAATTTTGACGCATCGACATACACGGGTTCTACTCCGTGGTTGTACCAGTTTAACTATTATAAGTTTGAGTCAAGCGGTACAGGCACTACTCCCGTAGACCAAGTTCAGCTTTGGATTAACCACGATCAGTATGAATCCGTATCAAACGATGGGTGGACTTCAGTAACCGTTGGTAGTACCACTCTTAATAGGGCTGATGCTACTTATTCAGATAACCCACAGCTGACAGTTTGGACTTGGACAAGTGTAGGAAACCCCTTTGGGACTACTGTTGGCGGTTCGGTGGATGTGAAGTTCACATGACTTACATACCTCTTAGGCAAATAGGTTCTGGCGGGATCGTAAGCGATCAGAATCCTTACGATTTAGAATTAACGCAGTTTCCTGACGGCAACAATGTGGCGTTCCACGATGGATATTTAGGAACGACTTTAGGTTACACGCTTGAGACAGATCAAACTGTAGTTGGTGATGACAACGGAACACCGACCTACACAAGTAAACAACTGACGGGCATTAAAGGGTGGATGGCTGACGGTGATAGTACGTTAATAGTTGGTTCTTTAAATAAACTTTACCGTTGGGATGGTAGCACTTTCGATGATGTAACCCGAACGGCGAGCGACTATACAAACAGCCCCAAATGGCAGGTGGAGCAAATGGGTCTTGGTATGTTAGCTAATAATGGCGCAAACGTACCTCAGTATATGGAGCCTGATTATACTAATTTTGTAGATTTACCTAGTTTCCCATCTGCTATCACAACTCAGTGCATAAAACCTTATAGGTCTTTCTTAGTCATGCTTGGGTATGAGGAGGGCGGTAATTCGTACCCTTACACTGTCAGATGGTCAGACGCATACGACCCCCGTGGATACCCTGCCAGTTACAGCATCACGGACACGACAACATTAGGTGGTGAAAATGTCCTTTCAGGTAATAACGGGCAGTTAGTAGATCAATTAACTTTGAACAACGCACAGATTATTTACGCCGAGCGAGGCGTGTTTGCGATGGATTATGTTGGCGCTCCATTCGTGTTTACATTTAGGGATGTGTTTAACGATGACGGCATAATAAACCGTGGCGCGGTAGCTTCATTCTTCAATCAACATTTGGTTGTGGGTAATAATGATATCTATGTACACGATGGCAACCAAAAACGAAGTATAGTTGACAGGAAGGTTAGAAGAACATTTTTTAACGCAGTCGCTGATACAAGAAGTATATATTGTCAAACGGTAACGGACAGATCAGAAGTTTGGATTTGCTATGCCGACAGTGATGCACCAGACAGAACTTCAGCTAACCGAGCATTAGTATATAACTGGACGCAAGATTCTTTCACCTTCATAGATTTACCTAGCATTCGTCAGCTAACCGTATCTGAGGTTATAGACCCAAGCGGTGGGTGGGATGACGCATATACAGAAGATATTAGATGGGATGAAAGTAGCCTATATTGGTCTAATGCTTCTCGGACAACAGAAGCAGATAGCCTACAGGTTTTTGGTGTAGACACTGAGAACTCTAAGATATATCTAATGAATAACTCCCACGGGGCAGATGGATCAACAATAAACTCGTATGTAGAATCTACCAAAATAGATTTAGATGTTGTTTTAGGTAAGGCAACAAACAACATTAAACAGATCAAAGGTATTATGCCGCAGATTAGGGGCGCAGGCGTAGTTAATGTGTCTCTAGGTGTCTCAGATGCACCACAGGATCCTGTAACATGGCAGTCCACGGTGGGTTATAATATTGATACAGATCATAAGATTGATTTTAGATCGTGCGGCAGATACTTTGCCATTCGCGTTCAATCTAACAGCAATACAGACCACTGGCAGTTAACTGGTCTGGATATAGATGTAGAAGAGGTTGCAAGCCGATGAGCTTTCAGCCTACATCAACTCAAGCAACATCAGTTGCGGACTTGCGGTCATGGATCAGCAACGAACTCGTAAGAGTTTCAAATGCTTTTCTCACTTCATCGCAAACAACCACACTCCCCTTATTAACAGTCGCTCCTGCAAAGCCTCAAATCGGTCAAATTGTATTTGCGGATGGCGGCAATTGGAATCCCCAACTCCCTAATGGTCGTGGTCTTTACTACTACGACACAGGCGGTTGGGTTCACATAGCATAGGTATATAAAATGTTTAGTTTTGGCGGTTCATCATCAAAATCAAAATCAGAAAGTGAATCAAAGACATTTGTTGATCCGAATCAGCAACCGTATCTGGATGACATCAATCAGAAAGCGCAAAGCCTCAACGCTCAAGGTATGCCTGTTGAAGGTGTTGCGGGTATTAACCCAACGCTTCAAAACTCACTGGATACCCAAAACCAAGCGGGTCAGATGCAAACCTCTGCGGGTACGGGTCTTATGAATGTCGGTTCTGCTCAAATGAGTGGCACAACTAACGCGCTGAATTATGCCAACAACGCAATGGGAGAAAACACATCGGGTCAAGCACTACAGACAGGTGCTAACTTTGGCAACCAGATGGCAGATAACACAAACCAGATTCAAGGATCGCAAGGCATTGGCGTGAATCACAGTATGGCAGGCAACATGGCGAGCAATGCATCGCAGGCTAATACTGTTCAGAATCGAGGATTCAATCAATCTAACATTAATAACTATATTAATAACGATGTTATGTCTGGTCAGATAGATGCTATGAGTCGAGACGTAACTCGTAACCTTCGAGAAAACGAACTGACAGGTAATGCCGCCGCCGCTATCGGTGGAGGCAATATGGGGTCTTCGCGTAAGCAGATGTTAGATTTCGGCTCATCGCAACGTGCGGCTGATCGTATTGCTGATGCGTCTTCTAACATAAGAAGCAACGCATATAACAATGCTATGAACATAGAATCTAACCGCGCATCGCAAAACGCTAACATAGCTTCTGGTAACAATCAGTTTAACGCAGGCGCACAGAACACGTTGATGGGGCAAGGTTACAGTATTGATTCTAACCAGTTGCAAGGTAATCTAAACAGAGATCAGCAAGCTAATATGTCAAACCAAAACGCTGTGAACAGTGCTAATCAATTCGGCACAAATATTGGCGCAAATCAATTCAACCAATCAGTGCAAAATCAACAATTTGGTGCAAACATGGCTCAAAACATTGGTCAGGGCGGCGTTAATAACATGGTATCTGGTCAAAACATGATGAATACTGGTGTTAATCAGTCACAGGGGGCGGGACAGTATCAACGTGATTACGATCAACAGCTTCTTAATCAAGATTATCGTGAAGACATGGCTCCGTATCAGTCTCTTGAGTTCTACGATCAGATGGTTGGCGATCCAACTAAACTCAGTGAAGCCAGTTCATCAAGCAGTGGCAAAAGCAAATCTCTTAGTTTCGGATTCGGTTCATAGGTACATATAAATGAGAAATTATTTAACAAGTAAAGGGTTACTTCAGGACGGTAGCGAACAGCAAGCGTTACTTCAAGAGGGTGCAGGGGCGCTTAACACTCAAGTTGAGTCTATGCTACCCTTTGTCCCTCAAAACCCACGAGAACTAGTCAAGATGCAAAGGTCTATGGTTCCCACTGGTGAGACACAGCTTGTTGGAGATCAGCAAGTCCCAACTTTTGTCACTCCAGAAAACGCCATATATAAGAAAAACAAGGATATGTTTGAAGGCTTAGAGCAAAAAGCCACTTCTGACTTTGAGCGTAAAGTGAATAACCCTTTCTTTAAAGTGGGTGACTTTATAACGGATGTCGCTAGAAACACTATCGGTGCTATCCCCAACTTCTTTACTGATGGAGAGGCGTTCAAAGCTGACCCTAGTAAAAAAACAGTTGAAGGATATAAGGGTAGGTTGCAACAGCTAAGTGATTTGCAGACCGCTAACATACAGTATTTTACTGAGGGAAGAGGTAAACGAGCCGAGGCGTTAGCTACAGCGATTACAGGTGTAAATGATATTACACCAAGCCACTACACCGCTGAGTCTTTACAGGTGTTCCAACAAACTGGAAATTTTGATGACTTACAGAGATATAACGCTTTTGAGAGAATAACTGACGAAACTACAGGCGCTGTATACGACAAAAACAAATCGACTGGGGAGTTAATAGTCGTGAAGTCGCCAGAACAAGCGGCGGTAGAGAGACACGTTAGAACATTAGACGATAGTTATAACGAACAAGCGGCGTTATTTGCGGCGAATCAAGTTAAACAAGTGTCACGTTTACAAACGGCTAGATTTGAAACTAAGAACATACAAAAACAAATTCAGAACGCTAGAAACATTATTAATAGATATCCACAAGCCACAGGGTGGGGAAGTTTGATGAGTATGGTTCCTGACACCGAGGCGGCTCAGTTAGAAGGTTTACTTAAAACTTTACAGGCTAATGTTGCGTTTAAGGCTCTTCAAGAAATGCGAGCAAACAGCCCGACAGGTGGCGCGTTGGGTAACGTGTCTAATATTGAAATCGAACTTCTATACCAAAGCCTATCGCCAATATTGCAAAAAGGTGGGGTTCCTGAATTACTTAGCACACTTGATACTATCGAGAATGACGCAACGCAAACTCTCAAAGTTTTCGAGGAGGGCTACGCACAAAACCTAAGAACCTACGGTGGTCGTGAAGGCTTCACAATGGGTCAAAAAAGCGCCAATGTAGAATCAAAAGAAACACAGAACTCGCAGTTAAATCCGCAAGGTTTAGAAAGCAACGGCTATGTGTTACAGCAAGACGCTGACGGTAATCAAGCGTATGTGCATCCTACTACTAACGATATTGTAGAGGTTCCGAAATAATGGCTTTTAATCCTCAAACAGCTACACCTGTAAGACGGTTTGACCCCTCAACCGCAAAGCCTATTAACCAAGTAACTACAACGGCTGAACAGCCTGTGGATTACGATGTAACTAAGTCCATTAAAAACTTGCCAAAATCCACTATGGAAGTTGGTGGGGCTTTAGCCCACGCAGTTATGAATCCTATCGACACCGCTGTGGCTGTAGGTCAGCTATTAGGTAGCGGTGTTACGAACACCGCACAGCTAGGCGTTGACGCTTTGGGCATAGACTATGATTTTCCATATCAAGAAAAAGGTGAGCAGTTTGGAGGAATGCTTGCTGATAGATACGGAAGTGTAGACCGCGCCCAACAAACGCTTATGGATGACCCTGCGGGGGCGCTTTTAGACTTAGTGTCTGTCGTAGCCCCTGTTGCAGGGGGTGCTAAGAGTGCGGCTACCAGTGTAGCTAAAAACGCCACACAAGGTGGAAAGATGGCGGCTGTAGCTACCGCCGTTGCTAACGGCGCTGAGAAGACAGCGAGAATTGCAAACCTTGCTGACCCCGCTAGTTTGTTACTTAAAGCGCCTATGGTTTTAGGTGAGAGAATACTCGGTCAGCCAATATCACAAAGAATATATCAAAGTGCGATGAAACCTTCGCAAAAACTAGACATAAAAGATAAAAGACGGATTCTGCAAACAGGTTTGGAAAACGCCGCACTTCCCACATCGGCAAGCGTGGATAGAATACAAGGTAAAGCTAGAGATATTTTTAATCAAGTAGAAAATCTTGAAAACAATACGGCTTCGGGTGTCCTAGTGCCGCCAAACGAGGTTTTAAGAGATATAGACAAGGTGTATGCTAAGTATCCATACGGGCAAACTGAAGCGATAAAGCATCGGAAGCAAATTGAAAGCATTGTTGACGGTCAGCTTGAATCTAACGCTATGCGTGGCGGTAAGCAGATGACTATCCCTGAGATAGGAGCATTAAAAAGACAAAACTATAAAAACATAAACCAAAACAGAAAAAATAACGCAACGTCTCTACCGCACAAAGATGCATTAATGAACATTTCTAATGCGGCAAAAGAAATAATTGAAGAGGCAGTTCCTGAAGTTAAGCCCTTAAACGCAGAATATGGTCGTCTAGCTGAACTACTTGAAGTACAAGCCGCCGCCGCAGGAAGAACAGGCAACCACGACATTATTCCGTTTGGTGCGACCATGAAATCAGCGGCTTTAGGTTCTATGACAGACGTAGGTAGTTTGGCGACTACAGTGGCACCCTTCCTAGATTTAGGTAGACCTAAAGCTATGCTTGCTATAGCGGGAGATAGAGTGGGCAAAACTATTAATTCGTCAAAGGCTCCTGCGGGTAAAGCCGCGCTAGGCGGTAGATATGAAGAAGCAGTTTTAGCAGACGAGCAAGAAAGAGAGGCTGAAAAAACGCGTAGACAACTATCGAGGAAAGACTAATATGATGGAATTTTTTGCTAAAATGGCTATGGACAAGGCGGCTGATGAGGTTCTTGGAACTGTAACTAGAGAAGATAGAAATCGTGAGGCTATGTTCAACAGGACTAACCAATATTCGGCTAACGCGCCATTGCCTCAAATCCAAAACTCTGCTGATTTAATGGCAGGAACGAACAGTATGGCAGGCGTTAATAATGACGCGGCGGCAAACCTCACAAGCACAATGCCTGCTCTCCAGTTGGGCGGTGCGCTTTCAACACCTCAAATGTCAAGCGGTTCTGGCGTGTTATCAGACCCCAGCGAAGTAGAAACCGAAGAGCAGAGAAAACTTCGTGAAAGCTATGAAAATGTACCACCTGTAGCGGGTACTGCCTCACCACAAGGGTCGCCTTTGTTACGGTACTCGTAATGGGAATGCTTAATGTCGTAAAACAAAGTATAGAAAAGGGTCGTGAAAAGATAAAAGCCTACCACGCTTCACCGCATGACTTTGATAGGTTTTCTTCTGAACACATTGGTCAGGGTGAGGGCGCACAGGTTTATGGTCGCGGGTTATATTTTGGAGGCGCAGAAGAAACGGCTAAATTTTACAAAAAAAGCACTAACTTCATAGACAAGAAAAGACAGTTCCAAAGAGAATTACCTGATGATGCTTCCATAGATGAAGTATTGGAGATGAATGCAGAGGGTGCTTTTTCTCCTGAAATGACAGAACTTATAAATGCTTTAGAAGCAGATGATTTTTTAGGCTACGACTACCCCTCACAAGCAATAAGTGCAACATTCAGTAAAAACATTAGCGACTACGACCCTTCCCCACGCCTGTTAAAAGCCCGTGACAACGGGACAATGTACGAGGTAGATATTGATGCTTCGCCAGATGAGTTGCTCGATTGGGATGCACCTGTAAAACATCAAAGTGAGCATGTTAAGAAATCCTTAAATGAAAGCGGTTTGCTTGAGAAAATGCGGAACTTTGGGGCATTTAACGAGGGCGATATTGACAGCGGGTTAATGACTGGCAGACATATTTTACCTAGTGGGCGCAATCCAGATACAAGCGATTTAAAAGAAGCAGGAATAAAAGGGATTCAGTATGACGATGGTATGAGTCGAGGCACAAAAGCAGGCAATACTAAAAACTACGTTATATTTGATGACAAACTAATCTCAATCGCTAAGAAATACGGCGTTACCCTGCCTGTAGCATCTGCCATTCTTGCAGGCACTATGACACCAGAAGAGGCTCAAGCAGGCGCTCTAACCTCTGGATTGCGGAGAGTTATTGATGAAAGATATTCAAACCCTGTTGGGTCGTCAAACCCCCGAAAAGGCGTATTGGGTAAATCTGAAGAAGCCCCTGTTGGTATTGAAGAGCGTTCGCTTGATAGGGGTAACGATTTAAAGTTAGAAGAATTACAGGGACACCCTTACATACTGACGCAGTCGGATAGGTCTGCGGCAGGCGGTGTTGTACGTTCGGTACATGATAAAGAAATTGATGGTGTAAACCTTAGAGGTGGCAGGGATTTTATGTTTGATCCTGAGTCGCAAGGACAGGTTTGGGCATCTTTTCCACAGGTCGTAAAAGGCATACATAAAAGAGCGTCCGATCTAAGTGCGGAGCATGGCAAACCAACATTACTGTTACCATATGCGATGGCTCCAACGGGGATTGATTTCTCTAATATGCCCGTAGATGTGATGATAAATTATGCGCGTCAGGGAATGAGTAAATCAAATATAAAAAAATTAGACACGCAGATTCGTAAAATTATCCCTGAGTGGGGAGGCGTGGCTAACCCATCTTCTAACGAAATTTTAAGAAACGTGACAGGCGACAAAAGGAAAGGAGTCGCCGATATCGTTGATAAAAATTTCAGAGATGTGCGAGGTGGAATGTCTATGGGTGAGGCTAGGGCGGCAACATCGGCAAGCGACCAATACCTTATACCAGATGGTAGTTTAAAAAATGTTGGACTAATAGATTCAAACAAAAGCGTTTTAGCTGACTCAGGTCATCCTACATATCTTGGTGGTTTGCAGGGTGAGGGGGTGGGTACTTTAACGGATTCTATAAACGCAAGAGCCTTTATGGAAGCAAATGGCAGAGTCTTAGCTAACAACCCATCAGATATAAGATCACTTAGTATGAACCCCTCTTTTGGGCAAGGTGTTATTGATGATCGCCTTTTGGATTTTATAGATAAGCATAAAAAGACATTAGCTGTAGTAGGTGGGACTACAGCGGCAACCGCAAAAGCTGAAAGTGCTGATCGTAAAAACATGACACGCAGAGAGCGAAGAGCCAACCCGCCCAGTGAGGTTTTGCGGAACTACACTGCAGGGCAAGCAGGAAAAGCTGTTGGTGAGATGGGGCTAGGTGTCGTGCAAGGTTTAGGCGAAGGCTTAGACTTTTTTAACTCTGCAAATATACAGCGCAGTGTTATGGGTCTGCCACAACTAACACCCGCACAAGACGCGCTCTCACCTATAACCGACATCCGATTGCTAGAAGATGGCGAAGGCAGAGACAACGCCCGAACCATTGGTTCTTTGTTTAGCCCAATTTAATTAGTTGCATTTACAACTCAAAGTTGACTATAATGAGCAATCACAAAATAATAAGGTTGTTCCATGTTGAAGTTTCCCGAAATTGAGTATGTAGATGAATGGATGACAGGGGAGTCGGCTATGGAACTCTGCCGTTTCTTTAAAGAAGAAGCTGAGTTTGATGGCGAAGACCCTGAAGTTTGGGAAATCCTACAAGAAGAAATACAGGATTCCATCGACATGGGTGGCTCACCTCTTGTCTCAATACCCTTTATTGAAAACAGGTTAGATGAGTATAACTATGCTCGTAAAAACAACCATTAGTTGTACGAGCAACTTGGAGTAAATATGAGAAAAATAATAAATTTAGCAAATGATTATTTTTTAAGTGCTTTTGTGTTGGGGCTTTGGTTAGTTCTTTTAAGCATACCGCACTGGGTGGGTGTATGAACGTCAAAGAACTTCACAGCAAGTGTGTCGTGTGGGAGTTTAATGATTTAGCTGAAGAACTTTTAGATGTATTAGATTCAGTAATCTATTACAACGCCCCTGTTAATGATGCCCAAGACGCTGTAGAGCATTTAAGTTATGAACTTGAAGAACTAATTGAGCAAGCCAAACATACTCCGACAGCGGCTGAGTTGGCTTGTAAGTTTGGCGGTTTTGAATGTCAAGACTGTGAATGATTACCTCAAAGACCAAAGGTATTCCTCTACCTTGTGATTCGGAGTTGCCCACCGAAGGTTGAAACGGGCTGTCTAAAGTCGATCCCTCGCACTGTTACCATTTTTGCACCATTGCCTTATAAGTTATTGATTTATAACGAGTCAGTTCCCATGGCATATGGGAGCGATAAAAAATTTCCTGTTTATTTTCAATAACTTAGCCTAATCCTATCTAATTTTATATAATCTTTTATAATCATATAAATCATTGATTTATAACGATTTATAATCTTTTATAATTTTAACTCATTTTAGCACTGTACCATTTTTGTTACCATTTTTTACACTGGAACCCTTTAGCTGTATGGTCTATAGTTATATTATTCAACTATTGGTTGACAGTTACTGTACCAAGTTGTACATTATACGCAGTTAAAGTGTTAAAAATGAGGAGGATTGTATGGGTGTTATCACTAAAAGGGAAACTAAAAAAGGTGTAAGTTACAGGGCAGTTATTCGCAAGAAAGGCGAGAACACTATAACTAAGACTTTTCTTAAACGCGCACACGCATTAACTTGGATTGCAAAAACAGAAGCCGACTTAGAGTTAGGCGCGTACCGCGAAGATAAAAACACGCTAGGTGTTCTTATTCAAAGGTACATTACAGAGATACATAAGATCAAACCTTTTGGTCGCAGTAAGATGTGCACACTATTGCAGTTGAGTAGCCAGATGGGTCACTACGAGTTGCGAGATTTAACTGCGGATGTTTATCACAAATACGCAGTAGGTCGAGGCGTTCATCCAAGCACTGTTAAAATGGATATGTCATACATAGGCGTTGTGTTAAATACAGCGGAAAACCTATGGCGTTTGAAGCCTAAGCTTGACGAGTACAAGAAGGCTGTGGCTAACCTTAGCAGACTCGGTGTTATATCGTCATCGGATGAGCGTGAGAGGCGAGTAAGTGATGATGAGGTAGAAAGTATATTAAAACACGCTAACTGCACCATACCGCTTGCAGACATCGTGAAGTTTGCGCTGTACACCTCTATGCGTGTGGGTGAGATAGCAAGTTTGCGTTGGTCAGATATAAAAGATGACGGCAAATCTATAATTATAAGGGAGCGTAAGCATCCTAGAAAAAAGAAAGATCAACAGGTTCCGTTGTTGCCGCAAGCTAGAGAGATAATTCAACGTCAAGAAGTATCAGAGTCAAGTGCGTTAATTCCTGTCGGTTCTAATTACAATAAAGACTATGCTCGCGCCCGCGACCTTATATTCCCTGTTAATAGTAAGTCAGTTACACACGCATTCAGACGAGCGCGCATCCGCGCGGACATTGAGGATTTAAGGTTTCACGATTTGAGGCATGAGGCTATATCGCGCCTGTTTGAGTTGGGCTTAGACTCGATGGTTGTTGCGGTGTTTAGTGGTCACAGGGATATTAATATGCTCAGACGATACACTCACGTTAACGCTAACAAAGTTTTACAAATGCTTGAGTGCAACCCTATTGAATTAGAGGCATAAAAAAAGGGCTGAATTAACAGCCCCTTTCATTTCCTATTGTTATGCTTTTTCATCTTCTATTAGCGCCCTTAGATAAAACAATGCTTTTTCTAAATCTTCTATTTGCTTCGCATGATTCCCTGCGTTTTTGTGTCTCCATCTGTGAAGGTACTTTTTTATACTTCCCTCTAAGTAATATGAGAAGCCATCTCCAAGACTGTCCTCTAAGTATCTAATACATTCTATGCTTCCTTGCATATAATGCTTGGGGTGGTTAACATAGTCTTCTTTTTGTTCTATGCCGTTCTGCATATCTAACATACTGTTGTATCTCCACTATTTAGTTGATATTTGTTCCAAGCCAATATCGCGTTGGTTTTGAAAAAATGCCTCCACGACTAGCTTGTCTGCAACTCTTAACTTACCTAGTTTATAGGTAGGTATCGGGAAGTTATCCCTGTGTATGGCGTTGAGTACGCTTTGATGACTCATCCCCATAAGGTGTGAAAGTTCTTCAACACCTAAGTACGGTTTATTCATTGCTACTCCCTACGTTGTTGGGTATTAAAAAAACGACTCTAGTCTAATCTTATTCAAGAATGCCTTTTTGTCGTCCTGATTAAAATCCATTTCGCCTGTTGGAAATCCATTTGGTAAATCAAAAAAATCATAACTAATGTCGCTAAGATCATTTCTGGCGGCAATAACACTTCTAACCTTTTCTGGTCTGTTGGTTATTGCTACTGTTGCCTTTGCGGCTTTGCGGACATCAACAGGTAATACTTTTGCATATATAACCTCACCCTGTTTTATCAAAATCAAATCCGCATCCAGAGAATTATCATCGTTAAGCGCAAACGTATGCCCGTTTGACAATGCACACCCACAAAAAGCATAGGTCGCCGCATCCGCAGTCTGTGCAACTTCTTTCAAAGATGCTTTCTCTGAATAATCTGTACCAAGTGCAAGCCAGTTGTGGTCAACACCTAATAACCTAGCCAGATGTTTCATAGCCTGTGGTCTTGGTATAGTTGCACCTTGAAACCACTTACGCACAGCCTCTGAACTGACCTTCATTTTCTTAGCTATAATTGTCTGTCGCCCTGCACCAAATCGAGGGATGTCCTCGTTGGCATCACAGGCCTTCATCAATCTATCTTTAAACTCCATAGTATTCCTCCTGCAAGTAGCATCCGTTGCTAATTACTAATATATATATAAATTTATTTGCAAACCACTATTCAAATTTGAATATACGTTAGTTGCGATATAAATTACGCTATATAAAAATAAAAGTCAACTTTTAATTGATATATCAACTTTGTACTACTTTTAGAAGTTTTGTTTGTGTGTCGTCTTTCTCTGTTAATGACTTCATTACGTTCTCATCGGCACTGTCTTTTGCCACGATATGTACTATACGCACAGGCTTTGTCTGCCCCTGCCTGTGAAGCCTAGCGTTAAACTGTTGGTATAGTTCCAGACTCCACGGGAGTCCATACCATACGATAATGTTACCGCCCCTTTGTAGATTCAACCCGTGACCCGCAGATGCAGGATGGGTCAGTAATACAGGTATATCACCGCTATTCCAACGATCAATAGTTTTAGGATCGTTAGATAAAACCTCTGAGGTTTTGAGGGCTTTCTGTATGACTGCTAAATCACTTTTAAAGTTATAGGCTACCAGTACAGGCTCTTGGGCTTGCTCTATGATTTGCACCAGTTCGTTTAATTTCTCTTGGTGCAACTCAACAAAATCTTTATCCTCGGTGTAGGCGTTACCATTGCATATCTGCAACAGCTTGCCCACCTGTACAGCCGCATTGACAGCTAATATCTCTCCCTTATCGTATGACAGGAGGAAGTCTCGCTTCATCTCCTCATAGGCTTTACGGGCATTGGCAGGCAGTTCCACTTCAATTGTTAAATCAATTCGCTCTGGTAGTTCCAAGTAGTCCTCTGCGCTCATTCTTAGAACGACATCTTTTACTTTCTTGTACAGTGCATCCGTTCTTTCTGGTCGGACTAGCCATTGATTCCATTGTGGGTTGCCTACTGTCATACAGTATTTCTCTAAAAACTTACCACGGGTGTTTTCTAGTCGCTCGCCCTTATCCAATAAATACATCTGCGACCATAAATCTATGAGAGAGTTAGGTGCGGGTGTCCCTGTTAACTGCACCATGCGTTTAATCTTACCCAGTACCTTTCTAAACGACTTCCAACGCTTGCTTGAGTGTGATTTAAAGCTACTGCTCTCATCTATTATCACGCAGTCGTAATGCCACTTCTGACCTAATAACTCTACAAGCCACGGAATCATCTCCCTGTTAATGATGTGCAGTTGTGTGTCTTCATACACTGCGGTTTTGCGCTTTGCGGGGGTGAGTCCTGCCAATATGGTGTATTGCAGATTGATATGCTCCCAGTTGCGTATCTCCTCAGCCCATGTGTGTTTAGCCACTCGTAGCGGGGCAACTATAAGTGTGCGTTTAATCTTTTTGTCTTTGATTAAATCGCTTAAAGCTGTGAGGGTGGATATGGTTTTACCCAGACCCATATCAATCCACAATGCGGCTTTCTTGTTGGCTTTAACAAACTTAACCGCCTTATGTTGATACTCATGCATCTTGCTTCTATCTAGCACAGTAGTTTCTTCCCTTCTTCGATGTCGTCAATGATGTGTACTGTCCAACCCACTGCGGCTAACCGCCTGTGTATCGCCTCTTGGTAGGGCGTTGGCTTTTTCTTAGGGGCTTTGAACTCAACGATGATTAGTTCACCATCTCTAAAATACATTCGGTCAGGTACGCCTCGCTGTGAAGGCGATACCCACTTGTAAGAAAGCCACCCCTGCGCTTTTGCGTAGTCGCTGACTTTCTTTTCAACGTATGACTCTCTTATTTTCGATACCTCTCAGACTCGTAACCTTCTGCTTCGACAGGGATGCCCTCTGCCCACACGGGGAGTTGGCACATAATCTCTTCAAAGTCTTTGAGGCTACCGACACCTTTCGGCACATCAGCCACAATTTCATCGTGTACATGGAGAACGACTGGGTATTTAGACTGCTCTAGCCGCAGTACCGCCTCAGCTAATAAGTCTCTAGCGACTGCCTGTGTGATAGATTGAACCAGTGAGCCGCCATAGGCTTTGATCTCACCCCATCTATGTATGTGGTTGTTCATACCGCTGTATACTAAGTCCATGCCTCTATCGCCCTGAACTAGTTTGGCTTCTGGGAATGATAGGATTCTGCCACTAGGTAGCTTGAATAGTAGGTCGCCTTTGACCCACTTAAATTCACCCTTTGCGGCTTTGTACACTTTCCCTTTGTAGCTAACAGCGTTTCGGGCGGCTCGCTCTGTCGATACCCACAGTTTTACAATAGGGTCATTGGCTTCACGCCAATCATTGCGAATCTTTAGCGCCTGTTGCTCATCAACATCTGCGCCATACACCTCAGCCATCTTCTGGAATGCTCTAATCCCGCCTTGATACCCAAGTGCTAGTGTTGCTACCTTGCCCACAAAGCGTTGGTCTTTGTCCACTTCTCCGTAAGGTATTCTGTACATCGTTGCGGCTGTAAATTTATAAATGTCTTTGCCGTTCGCAAACACTTTAAGTACAGAGTCATGGTCAGCTATCCACGCTAAGGCACGAGCCTCGATGCTTGAGTAGTCAGCACACATCAATCTATGCTCTTCTGAGGCTATGAGCATTCCTCGCAGACAGCTAGACATCGCCTCCATAGGTTCTATATCTATCTTCTCTGGGTCTTTGGCTTTCATCTGCTCGATAACAGAATCGACATCATCAATAGATGGGCGTGGTAGGTTTTGAGGTTGGAAGTGACGACCAGACCATCTCCCTGTAGCCGCCCCGTGGTACATTAAAATGCCATGCGCTCTGCCATCCTTACCGAGTACGGCTTTCATTGCGTCATACTTTTTGGTACTCGACTTAGATAGTGCCTGCCTTATTTCAAGAAATTTCTTGACGTTATCAGGGCAGTTATCATCAGATATCGCCGCTTCTACTGCCTGTTTGTCGTAACCTGTCATGCTGTAAGCCTGTGAGGTTATCCACGCTAACGACTTAGCACGACTTGCGGTGTTATCTAAAACACCCCCTGTTATCTCATACACTTCCTTGTTTAAGGTTTTGCTGTGCTTGTCTATGATCTCAAGCGCGTTGTATATGCTGTCCCTATCTAAACGCACACCGCGCCAGTTGATAAGCTGATCGGTTTCCCAAACGTCATTCTCTAAACCTCTGAGGTCACGCAACATTTTGCGTATCTCTCGCTCTGCAACAACGTCCTGTAGACAGTAGTCGTAGAGTTCTTGATAAAGTTGTGGGTCACGAACACGCTCGCCACGATAAGGCTTACAGCAACGCTGTATAAGTATCTTGCCTCGTTTGCTTTTAGCGGCATCACCTTCAAGACCTAGCGCCTCGCCACACTTTCCAAGTGCGCGGGGGTACGCTTGTGCGGCGGCTAGTGCGGCAGTGTCTCGCCACTGATTAATAGGTACAGGCTTCCACTTGAGTACAAGATTCCAAATACCCATCTCGAAAAAACTATTCCATGCCCACACTGTCGCACCGCCTGCTTCTATTAATGTGAAAAGGCGGTGGGGTAGTGGGTCGTTTGGTGTCCACAATTCTGGTGGTTCATCATCCACAGACCATGCAAGGCATAGCACTTCGGTTGTGGGGTGGTCAGCGTATGCGTATGCGCCTGATTTGCGTATATCGCATTCACTATATGTTTCAAAATCAATTGATATATTCATACTAATGATCTCTTCAGCCAATCCGTGCTGAGTTTATTTTTGCCATCAGCAATGTTTGATCTACTTTTTGCTCTTCTTTCTCTTGTTCTTGGCAGTAAATCTTTATCAGTTATGTGGACTTCATCAAAATAGGTTGCTCTTCTTTTTTTCATACCCATGCGGTTTTGCAGTGTTTTGTATGGGATGTCAGCTAGTTCTGCTATCTCTTTGACTATGACTACTTGCCCACTCAATTCTTCAAAGCGTTCACCTACATACTTGTAACTGAGTGTTGCTTTCATTTTTTATCCTTAAAAAAAAGGGGCGCATACCGCCCCATTCTTGTTAGCTTAAAAAGTCATCGTCATTAGCGTCTGCGGCTTGCTCTTTGCTGATGTCAGCAAACACAGACTCAACCTTTACACCGCCTCCTCCGAAGCTGTCACCATCTTTCACAAACTGGATAGCTTGTAGGTTGCAGTTAACGCGCTTACCAAACTGATTGTTTTGCACCCAAAGGCTCACTGCGCCATTTACATAAGCGCCTGCGTAGGGTTTTTCATCTTCTTCAACTAACTGCGTTCTATCACGATCAATAATTACTGGGCGCTGTCTGGAACTACAGCTAATAAACACTGCGTTTTCATAGCCGTCATACGCCTTGTCTTCGCCATCGCCTAGACAGGTTTTTAAACCTTTAGGAATGTCGCCATTAAAGGCAACAGTCGCTACTTGCTTAATAGCTTTTTTGAACTCCGCTATTTGATCTTTATCAGCGTCTTTGTCTAATAGAAAATTTGCGCTGTATTTTGCTGTTTGACCTTCCATGTAGGCTTTTGGTGTCCATATCTGCGGAAAAGATAACCGCACGTTTTTTAAAGTAATTACACTCATTAAGACTTCTCACTCTATAGTTGAAAAATAATCGACAGCCTCTGGCTTGACCGCAGGGCGAGGATCGCTCTCTGGTGCAAGTGTTGGTTTGCCGTTGGGTTTGTGCCAAAGGTCAGTAACTTCTTTGGCTTTCGCTTTGCCGAGCAGTTTTTCTGCTTGGGTAGGGGAAACTAGTTTGGTGATGTATGCTTCGTCACCGAGCATTTCTAGTAGGCTTTCTTCAGCTACCTTGCCATCGACCCACTTGCGTTGGCTTCGACCATTCACAAGTTTGTAGTTAGGTAG